GAATTAATCCTAGGTCGGGGATGTTTTCGCACTCGATCATTGCTAGTTTGGCTCGATAGTGATAATCGCAATCCTCTAAATAGGCAGGATAGATGTTTTCGTCAAAAAAGCCTACTTGCTCTAGTGCCAAGGGAGTAATCACAAAAGCACTAAACCCGTGGCAAAATAATAATCCATGAGTCTCTAGTCGAGGCTCTACAAAGGCTTTAATCTTGGCTAGGTCATTTGCTCCTAGCTCAATATCAGAGTTCAGGATTAGCCAGTAGGGAGCTAGTGGGGTAGATTTAATGATCGCGTTCCAACTGGCAGCAACGCCTAAATTGTGACCTGCTGAGTAAATCACAAAATGCTCTAATCTATCCTCAAAGATCGTCCCATCATCTAGTTTTGTGTTCCATGCGAATCTATAGATAAACTCAGTCGATTCCTTCTGAATGGATATAGAATTAGCTAACCTTTGGAGTAAGTCGGGGCGATTGATGTAGGGAACTCCGATCACTGGTTTATTCATAATTTACCTATCTGCATATTGCTTTAATGATACCTCATTGATTGGCATTAAGCAACTTTTTATTCTTCATATAATTTTCTCCATGTAAATACCTGAATACCATTCCACCATGTATGATGCCCATTACCGCGAGTAGGAAAATCTAGCACTCTTTGACACTCAGGATGGTTTTCTAGAAAGTGCTGATTAGCTAACTTACACCCAAGTTCATTGGTATCATCTACGACGATTAAAGCATTTTTAGCTAGATAGGGAATAGCTAGATCCAGCCCTTCGTATTGACTTGTATAGTCATGCGCTCCATCATAAACATAAACGCCGATCTTAGCAGGATACTCAAACATATTGGAGTTAAAGTAATGCCTGAAATCGTGATTAATTAGATAAATATTTTTTTCTAGTCCTTCGGTTTTGGTGTTGGCTAAAAATTGTTCTTGATTGTTTCCCTGATCAAATTCGGAGAAGTTATCAATTGCTATGCCTTTGGGATTTAAAGCAAGATTGGGAGCGTCTAACATTGCGCCGCAGATCATAGCTCCCTGATAAGTTCCTACTTCTAGATAAACTTCATCTTTTTCTAGATACCTTACAGCCAGATTAAAAAGGGCTAAAATGTTTTGAGTAGTCATCCCATTTACTCTTTTGAGCAAATCTGCAAATCGGGAATCTTTAGGGGTGACATCTTCCGTTCCCCAGTTGTTAAACTCAAGGGGCAAATTAGCTAAAAATTCTTTGGTTTTCATGGGTTTTAATTAGGTGGTTAAACTTCTCTATATTTCGTACCAAATAGTCGGGAAATGTGCTATCAATCGGACATATTTTTAATTGTTGCCCATTCCACAGCATGGCATTATCTACCCAGCTATTGGTATTTTTCCGATTCTCATGGGAGTTCATTTCTACGTGGGCATAGCTTTCTAGTTTTTCTAATACTCGATCGGTTCCTCCCAGGTAACTAAAGTGCCATCCTAGGCGATCGCATGGCACAAAGCTATCAATTCTTCCTCTTAGATTGCTTAGCGATTCCCCCTTGATATATTCGTGGTAAGGAATGGCTTTCGGTCCTGCCCATCCACAGGAATAGGTATTAAGCCAGAAATAAAAAAGATTTTGATTGAAAGCAGCTACTCCCATGTCAGAAGTGTACCTTGCCACAGACTCAGCCGAAGGAATTTCATCGGCATCTGAGATTATCACAAAGTCCCCATCTTTTAACTCTGGAACTCCATCCCTGATAGCGTTTCTTTGCCCCCTTTCTCTGTCCCAAGAGTTGTCAGTTTCAGGGGGGTTATAAATGACGTGGATTATACGGTCATGAAACTTTTTAAATAGATGGGCATTTTTTTGGTAGTAGAGTGGTTTGGGATTGCCTGAGTGTGTGACAAGAGATTCAACTAAGATGAATTTATCGATTACTTGATCTAATTCATTTAGTCTGATTTCTAATAGTTCTAGCTCATTAAAAAACATGAAGCCATCATAGATTTTTCCCATTTAATCCTCTAGCCATTTGATAAATTTATCGGCGACAAACTGCCAAGTAAACTGACTCAATCTGTCTCTTGCTCTTATTGCTTTTATTTCAGCAATTTCAGGATCGTTGTAAACTTCGCATAAGGCATGAGCAACATCATCAGGACAAACATAAGCCCGTTCTAAGCTTAGAACGGGATCGGTTAACATCATTTTTGGTTCGACAGGATACCCGCTATGGTTGTCAAACAATTCACCTAAAGCAGCAAAATTCGTATAGATTTGGGGACAGCCTACCATTGCGCTTTCAGTGGAGATCAGCCCCCAGCCTTCTCCCGTGGAAACATTGACATTAACATCTACAGCGTTGTAGAAAAGGTTTAATAGCTCATTTGGGATTTGTGGATGCAAGTAGGAAATTGTAGGATTCCCATTTTCATCGTTTTCGATTGCGGGGAGTAGTAATTGTCCTTCTAGTTTTACCCCGTACAGTTCGCACTCCCTAGAAAATAATTCCTGTACCCAAAACCCAACATCTTTAAATCCGCAATGAAGGTACAGGTAAGGAGTTTTTTCTAGCCCAGATTCTTTTACCCAAACTGCAAACTTAACAAAAGCCTTGACCAAAATATCAAGCCGTTTCCTTTCTGTATTCCTGTTGGCAGAAAATACAATAAAACTATTTTCGGAAATGTAATCTTTGAAAAGAGCTTTTCTTGCTTCTTGTTTGTCTAGGGGATAAAAACAAGGACTATTTCCATGGGGAATGATTTCTATTTCTCCGTCCCAACCAGCCTTTTTGATGACATCTACTCCAAAATTAGTGTAGGTAGCTACCCTGTAAGCCTTAGAAAGATTGCAGATTAAAGGCGCGCTGTATCCTTCACTATCTACAGGAAAATAAAAGTACAGTTTTTGCTCTAGCAGTTTTGGACAAAAATGAAGGTAATAGTTGATAATCCAAAGATCATTAAAAATTACCACCTTGTCAAATTCATTAAGATCAATTTTTTCTTCTAGAACTTTATAGCCATACGGATCATTATTTTTAGGATCAAAACAGCCAATAATACGGCATGAGTCCATCGCCGCCATTTTGTCGCAGTCGAAATTCAGGGCATATACCGTAATATCGTAAATTTGCTCCAATCTGGCTATAATTTCAAGTCCCACCCTTCCGAAGCCCGATGGTGGACTGGTATCTTCAAGCGATTTTATTGGGCTATCTCCGAGCCACAAAAGCTTAGGTTTTTCCATGTTGCAATTTATCCCAGTGAATTTACAAAGAAAGAAGTTTTGTATTTTGATAGGGCGGGGACTAGGCTGATTGCATCCTCTACCGATTCAAAATTTTCTGATTTAATTATCTTTTGGCTATCTGCTACAGATAGCCCTAGGCTTCTTAAAGTTTGCAGTGTTACGTCGTTTAGATCGATTTTCTCCCCAGACTCGGCTTTATTGGCTAATACCTGCTCGTCTGGCTCTAGGCTCCAGCCATCTTTTAACCAATCTTCAACGTCTACGGGGTAAACTTCCTGCTCTTTTTCGTCCTTGTAGACGGTGTACATATCCATCGGCTCACCATGGCTCTTAATAATGTTCTATACTATAGTACATTATTAGAAGAGAAAAAACATGTCTAGTATTGCAATGTGCCAAGATAATAAATGCCCGTCTCAATATCAATGCTTAAGGCATTTTTGCAGTGGCACGAGACCTAAGTACGATCATCAGGAATATATTTCGGTCAAACGTCATCCTGAAATGTTTTTGTGTGAGTTATTTCTTGACAAGAAAAGGAAGCCATGAGCCGACTAAATCCCCTCGTTTTTCCCCTGCCAACAGGGCTTAAAAATACTTACTCAGGCATCCCTGAAAATACTTGGTTATTTGATGCCTCTAAGTTGGGATTGGCAGGTGATCACCTTGTTTTGTGGGTAGCACCTGACGATTACAAAGCCGATCTCCCTACGGTGGAAGTGGTTTCTGGCTACAGTTCTAACTTTGTTAACCCCGACGGTGACACCTATCAAATTCAAGCCACAGTTAGGGAGAGCAAAGAGTCAGCCGAACAGATTTTAAAAGAGTTAATTAGGCGATCTTATTCAGGGGATACTGTTACCCCAATCACGCTGTACGACTACCACCGTGCGACTATTGGCAATCAATATACAACCCGTCAGGGAGTAATGTGGATAGAGCAGCCTACGGGTTCTTTTCGTGGCTCTAATCAGAATTTAAGCCAAGGATTCAACATTGTATTTAAAGAGGTTTAATTATGTGGATTAAGACTAAAGTTAAGGGCAAAGCATCCCGATTGGTTAACACCGATTCCTATGATGAGATCGTGACAGATTTAGACGATCTTTCTATCGTGGCGGTAAGCTGTGGCTTTAACGACACTGAACTACACAGCAAGATATATTTAGGCACTAATCCATCAGTTGAAGACTTAGAAAAAAAGATGGCTAAAATCGAAAGGGGATTTAGAGATGGGCGCGGATTTTGTGACCTTGATGGAGAATCATGATGAACGATTTAGAGCTAATATTGATTGTCTTAATAGTTTTAGTTTTAGTTTATTAGGGCTTAAATGTTATGGAAGAACCAGTAAAATACAGTGTAAAGGGTAAAGTTTTGCTAGAAAAAACCTACGAAAGACTAGCAGAAATTACCGAGCTAGATATCCAATCCTCGGTTAAAAAGTCGCCCGAAAATCTTAGGGATTATATTCAAGCAAAACTTACCAAATAGTTTCAGATTCTTGGCTTGCCTTTCTTTGAGCCAAGGGATAGATATCCCAATTCAAATATCTTAAAGTATCGGCTAAATGCGAACGCATTAAGTCGGTTTTTTTGTCGATTTCTGCTTTTCCTTCTATCCATTTAAGAGATTCTAAATCAGCTATCAACTCATCACAAGTGTCTGATAAAAATAACCTGTTATGGTAAAAAGTAGCATTAAGAGCGTTGATAGAGTCCTGTACGGATGGATTCGAGAGCTTGTAACAAGTCTCCCAAGTGAATTTTAAAAGATTAAATTTATCCTTGATTATTCCCCAGTTGGTGTTTTTACTGTTAGCTGTTTTTTGGTTTCCCGAAGCGTCACCATGGATATAAATTTTGCTAGGGTTGAGTAATTTTAAGTATTTTCCTGTCTCTTTGGCAAGCTCAAAAGTGTCTGAGTTGAGCAGAAAGAACTCTCTGATTATGATTATTTCCCCTGCTATTAACTGAGCAATTATGGCAGTGGCGGGGGAGTGATTAAAGTCAAAGCTAATATGAACAGGGAATGTTTTGTCGTAGGTAGCTATTGACTCAGGGATTAGATGAGTTTTTCTATCAAAATATTTGAAGATTAACCCTTCTTTGATCATGCTATATTCTGACAGGATTTCAAGCTTGAATAACTCAGGCGTTAGGGTTGCTTTCATCCTGTCAATATAATCAGAATCGGCGTGTAGATTCTCTAGGCTAGTCCCTGCTATAGATAAAAATTTTGTTTTTTGGTCATCTGTTCTTTTTGGGTCGTCAAAGATTTTATAGCAATAGTTATACGGTTGATTCTTATTAATAGAACTGGTTAT